TGCTTTGAATACTTTCAATACTTCATCATCAGATGCACCTGTCATATCCATAACATCGTCATCAAATGGCATATCGTCTGTACCCATGTCATCAGATGGCATATCGTCTGTACCCATGTCATCAGACGGGTTTAGTGCGTCTTCACCACCTTCTGAATCGATTGAATCGATACCTTTCATTGGATCTTCATTATCGAGGTCGTCTATATTTTCTTCATCATCCTCATCCTCATCTTCTGATTCTTCATCATCAGATTCGTCTTCAGGTTGTTCAGACATATCTTTTTCCTCTTCTTTAGGTTCATTAGACTCTTCATCATCTTTCATTGGAGGAACATCCCCCTCAGACACTTCTTCGTCTTTTTGACCCTCTTCTTCTGACTCTTTCAGCAATTCATTAAGTTCTTCCTTCATTGTTGAAGCAAGTATACCTTTTGCATTTTGCTTAACTGCCTCCTCAAGTGTTTGTACTTGAAGTAACGCTTGTTCTAAAATTGATTTTTCAGTCATTTGATTTGTTTTATTATCTTATAAATATTATGATTTTATAAAAAAATCGGGATGTCGTTATTAAAAACAGAATAAAACCTTTTACTTGGATAAAAATCTATCTAAATTCCCCATAAGTTTTTTCATTCTATCGGTAACAACAGGTTTTTCGTCAATAGATTCTTGGTATTGGTCTCTTTCAGACGGGTCTGTAAATATATAGGCACCCGGAGTAGATGGTGATGATACTAAATCAAAACAAACTAATTCGAAATCGTCTTGTACCACATTTTGACCTTTAACGTTCTTTAGTGAACCTACCCCACGTGAGGATATACCCAAAGTAGCCCCATTCATTAATAACATGGCAGCTTGGTCACCCTTAGTGGAAACAATACCCATTTTTTTCCAACCAGGAGATGTAAATAATTTAATTTTACCCATTAACATTTTACCATCCCACCATGTTTCCATAATTGAATGTGATACTCTATCTAAATCTATTAATGATGAGGACGGATGGTTTAACTCATTTAATGCTCCACCTTTTTTAATAAGATTTTGATATTTTTCATTTTCTCTCTTTAATAAAATTTCAGGGTAAATTCTACCGTTCTTATTTGGGGTGTCGTACTTTTGTAAAACCGCATAAAGAATAAGGTCTTCAGAGAAGTCCATATTCTTCATTTCAGAAATAATTTTCTTATTTTCGTCAGGTGAAACATGACCGGCGTCATATTCAATCAAAATCCCTTTGCCGGTTTCATTTGGTCCTAATATCTTCATTTACTATAGTAATTATACTATATAAATACATCGATATATAAGTTATTTTTTGTTTTTATTGAAGTTGAATAAGTTTTTATCGGATAAACCAGTTTCTACTATTGTTTCAATAATTTCTCTAATCAGTAATTTAGTTGTTTTTGATTTTACATCAAACTGCTTTTCAATAAACAATGTAACCTCTAAATTCATAAAAGACCTCTTTTCAATTTTTATACCCCTAGTCTTTATGTCTAAATCCACAATACATTGTGGTTTAAAATTTTCATTTTTTAAATTATAAACAATTTCCTTAATTACCCTTCTTGTTTTGTTTATTAAATAGTCAAAATCATCTTCATTGTTTTCTGGCTGAACCCAAGAATTAAGTTTTAGATATATTGTTTTTAAATTTTTAAAATCTACTGTTCCATATCCAATTTTAACATTCCTGTAATCTCCTAATGAGATATACTTTCCGTTTTTCATTACTTATTTCATATTTCATAATTTTATGGTGTAAATAAAAAAATAAATAAAATTATTTGAAATAAAAAATATTTTCACTATATTTTTAATATACTTATATATTATGTTAATAGTAAATGTCGATAAAAGTATTGAGTACGCTTTAAAGATTTATAAAAGCAAAGTTCAACGAACAAAACAAATTCAAAAACTCAGAGAGAGACAAGAATTTGTGAAACCTTCGGTAAAAAGAAGGGAAGAAATTTTAAAAGCTCAATACGTTGAAAAAATTAAAAATGGTCTTGATTAATCAAGACCATTTTTTAATTCTACTAATCTATAGTAATTTATTCTCGAAGATTTTTTATTGTTAACCTCTTCTTTAACATTGTTTAATTTAGATTTCATTTCATCATCGGATGATTCTATTAGTAAACCCTCAATTTTTTTAATTAAAGATTCCTTTAATTCATTAGTTTTAGATTCTAATTCATTTGTAGGAATTGATAAAATATCCTTTAATGTGTGTTTTTGTTCCTCACTTAAATTATTATCATATAACACATTAAAGTTATTCACTAATACCGCATGTAAAAGATTCTCATTTTGTGTATGAACAACCTTATCCGATTCTTTAATCTCCTTCTTGGTAATTAAATGTTCATATAATTTCTTTTTTGCGATTACTTTTTTATCTAAATTAGATAAACTCTCTTCTTCTGACAATTGGTCTAAAACAGAATACAAATCATTGTCCTGAACCTCAACATCTTTTAAAATTTCGTTCAAAGATTTACAAAACTCTTTAATTTTATTTGTTTTATTTTTTAAAACTGATGATAATTCTTCTACAAATAACTTCGCAACTTCCTTATCATCAAAATATTTTTTCTCCACCTCTTCGTAAAAAAGATACATTTCCTTAAAATCTTCGTTTTCTTTAATTGTTTTAAGGATTTTCTTCATCTCAGTTTTATTCTTTGATGAATAGGATTCTGTTAATTTACCTAATATTTTTGATTTTATTTTTCCGAAACTGTTCATTTTTAATCGTTTAAGATGTCTTTTATTTTATTTTCTATTTCATAAATATTCTGTTGAGCCTTGTTCATGTCAAATAAATCATTAAAATCTAATTTTTCTTCACCCAACATACCTAATATTTTTGATTTTCTACTTTCACTTAATGGTTCTGCCCCTCCCGCTGCTGGTTCTGGTGGAGGCGGGGTTCCACCCATTGCACCACCCATATCACCTCCAGGTGCCGCGGTTTGACCACTTGATTCCGCGGCTTTTCTTTCTTCTTCGGGTATACCGTATTTAGCGTCAACATCATCAAATACACCCGAACGTTTAATAATATTTTGAGTGTTCTGTAATTCAAATCCCATTGCTCTTTCAAGACGTTGTTGTTGTAAGTCAAGAATTACTTCACTATCACTCATACCAAGAATATTTTTCTTCGCCCACGTGTGTGATACAGGAAGAATACCAACTTGAGATTGATCAGAAGTTGCGTCTTTATATAGAGTAACCTTTTCTTTCCATTGTTCAATACGTAATAAATCTGATTGAGCCGATGGGTTAGTTAGGGATAATGAGAAATTACCCAACTCATCCTCTAATCCTAAAAGATATAAATGAATTAAAGCAATTTTATTTAGTTCCTGAATTAATGATTTTTGTATTCTATTGATTGTTCTTGCGAAACGAATATCCATTAGGGCTAAAGTTTTACCTTCACCCACAACTTCTTCAAAACCTAAGAACGCTTTAGGTATTCTTAGTGCTGCTAATAATTTCTTTTGAATATATTCAATATCCGCAATTTCACCCAAGTTTTGTGCTCCAGCTAATGTTTCAATCGGATTAGTTTGTGAGGGGTCACGAACAGGTATAAAATAGTCCTGATCAACAGCCATCTGATTATATCTCATATCCACCTGACCATTTCTTGGGTCGGCGATTTGGTCTCTTTTAAATTTATTTGCAACTCTTTGTACGTAAGCCTCAATATCTTTATCATCCATGTTACCAACAAACACTTTAAACACCCTTCTTTCAGGGGCTCTTGATGTTCTATAAATTAACATAGCATCTTCTGCAAGTAACAATTGTTTCCAAATACGTCTAATTTTATCCAACATAGATGTACCATAAGGAAGTTTTCTGTCGTCACCTAACAATCTAAAATGTGCTATTTCCCAAGATTGAAATTCCATTTCTTTGTTTTTCCACTGAAATCTCAATTCTCTTGATGGGATTTTAATGTCTCTTTCATTACCTGGTGTTTTAGATGATGCACCTTCAATTCTTTCAATTTCAATATTTGGTAATTGTTGACAACCAACAATACCTTTTTCAGGATCGACCTTCAAATAGACAAAGTTATCTCCATACTTACACAAACCACGCGTCCACATTTGAAGGTTTGTATTGATGTCTAATTTTTCCTTAAATAAATCCTCCAACAAATTCTTAACTCTATCTGATTCGGAATATATTGTTAATATTTCACCCTTTTCAGATAGTGTTGTTGATTCCTCTGCATATATATCGAGAGCCGCGGATATTTCAGGAGTGAACTCCATAGATTCATAATCATAATAAGCCGATAACCTATTTGGTTCATAATATACCGATTGATTGTAAAGAGATTGATCTAATTTTGTCCATTTATCCGCAATGTATTGACTTTGTTGAGCCTGTAACATCGCCTTTTCGTATTCTTCTCTACTATCAGTTTTTAAAAGTTCATCTTTCGAGAAATTAAAAGATGGTGAGTTCTCGGGTTTCGTTTTACCCGGAAAACCAAATACTCTTGTTAATTTCTGAAATACTGTGAGATTATTATCTGCCATGTATATAAATAGTTTTGATTATAATATAAACATTAATTCTTAATTAGGAAACATTTTTCTTTTTACTAAATAACCAAGAATACTCTTGATAGGCGGATTTCGAAGTATTCATGGGGTTATTTTGATGAAAAAATGATGGATCTGTCTGCATAGAACCTATTGGATCTAAAGATGTCCCATATGAATAAAAAGTTTTACTTGGCTCATATGTTCTTTCAGACATTGCCCAAGATTCTAACATTGCTTTGTTTTTTGAATCGTTTCTTTGTAATTGATTAAAACAAATGTCACCGGCGTACAACGCCATAGAAAGACTCATAATTGAATCATCATGTGATCCTTTCATATGGTCAGGTCTACCATTAATATAAACAAATGTGTTTAATTCGTTTAATAATCTAGTAGAACGTACCGCGAATCCTTTTCTAACCTGCTCTTCAAATGCCGCAACTATTTGGGTTCTTTTATTATTAAAATTTAATCCTGGTATTTTTTCCATTACTTTTTTATTATAATCCCATATATTTTGAGTATTAATACCATCAATATATAAGTTCTTATAATTCATTTCTTGTAACTTACGAGAAGTTGCAATACCCATACCACCAGTAATGTCAATTACAATAAACGCATCATATAACACACCCCATTTATACGCAATTGACGCCAAGTCATCGGGTGGTATTTTACCAATATATTCAACTACCTGTTCTCTATCATCAAAATCCACTATATTAATCGATGAAAAATCTTCACTATCACCCCTACTCACATCTACACCCATAATATATCGATGTCCATCTACAGGTTCTTTCCACTGCCAAAAAGTTCCCTGCATATATTTTTCCTTGGGTTGTCTAATCATATTCTTAGCAATGTTTTCCTGAATTTCACCAGGTATTACACCGTCACCTGAACCCAAGAAATCACACTCTAACTCTTGAGCAATTTTACGTCTATCATATTTAAATTTTTTAGACATGGACTCAAACCAAGATGAAAATGGTTTATAACCTTGTTCGTGATACTGTTGATATTTTTCAATATCGAAGTCGTACATAACAACTTCATCATCATTGTATTGCTCTCTATTCAACATGTAATGACAGATGTCTTGACACTTAACCCAACGTAAATCTTTGGTATAACGTGGGTCCTTAAACCATCTTAAATCTGTAATATGAAAATCGTTTACTCCACGAATTGCTTGGTCATATACACCATAATAAATTTGGTCGTAACCATTCGGTGTCGAAATAAGAATAATTTTACCTCCAGTAGATAAAGAAGCCATTGACGCCGCCCAAAAATCATCACCCGCTTCTATATATGCCGCCTCATCAAATACAAGTATTGTGGGTGTATAACCACGAAGTGCATCCGCAGAAGTTGCAACCGCTTTCACTTCACAACCATTATTCAATCTAAATCTACTTTCAGAGTTTTTATCAGGAGAAAACCCAACATTAATCCAATCCGGCCATTGTTCCAAAAAATGTCTAACCTTATTAGCCATTTCAACCGCGGTGTCCCTTTTGTTTGCAATTAATAATACTCTATCAGGATTTTCTGGTTTTGCAAATTGTAATCTTTTTGAAATCCAAGCAGCAGTAACTGTTGTAACACCAGCTTGTCTATATTTTCTTGTAATGTTTTCATTATAATTTTCATAATCATTTAATAGTTGTATTTGATCAGGAAATAATTCTAATGGTACATACTTTTTTTGTGTATTGTCGAATGTTTGTAGATATGTCTTAAGAGCGTAAGGTGTATCCTTAATAATCTTAGCATACTCTTTTAATTGTTCTAATTTTGAATTCATATATTATAAATATGAAAAAAGGTGGATTAACCACCTTTGTTTATCTTACGGGAACCAACTCACCACCATCATCTTCGTCTTCATCGTCATCAAAATCAATTGATCCACTAATACCTATTGACCTTAAATAACTATCTATATCACCATCTTCGGTTTCCTCTGTTGCATCTTCTAAATCATCTCTAAACAACGCAACAGAATCTTCATACTCTTGGTCGTTAAACATTTTGTTTATTCCGTCCATTAATTGGTTCATTAATCTTTTACCTCTATCTGAATTAGATAGGACTTCTTTCATAAACACTAAGAAATTCTTAGCGGGTAGTTTAAAAATCTCAAGAAGTAAGTAACTTTGTAATTCTACTTTATTTTCATCTGTTAGAATATCTTCAGGGAATTGACTTCTGATTCTATCCCATATCGCCGGACCTAATCTTAAATCCCACATTTCTTTTTCTAACGTATCTTCTGAACCCTCAATATCACTAAAATCACCTTCAGGTCTACCTTGTAAAGCTATCAATTCCATTGTACCTTTTATTAATTCGTGTACTAAAACAGGAAAGTTTATACCTCTCGCAATAACTTTTCCCGGTCCACCTTCCTCTTCTGGACCTTCCGCACTTTCTTTACCACCAGCCGAACCACCTAAGTTTTTAATCATTTGGTCACTAATCTGCCAATATGTTATATCATTTATTGACATTAAAGTTCCATATAAATTAAGAATATTCGGATTACCCGTGATTTGTTCTAATCTTTCGGGTACTAAATGAAACATGTAATGACCTTTTTTAGATGCACCCTGAATGATTGCGTTTATCATTCTTCTTTTTGCCTTTTCTAAATCTAAGTTTTGTAACTCATTAAAAATTTCAATTTCATTTTCTATATCTACTTGTTCTGGATTTTCTCCATTTTCCTCATCATGATTAAAATCATCCATATCTATCTCACCCATCCCAACTATTTTTGCATCAAATTCAACCGCACCCTCAGGTATACCCATTTCTTTCATCACCAATTCAATAGCTAATTGTTCTAACTCTTCTCTATGGTCTCTTTCAATTGCAACCACACTATTATGTGCGTTCATTAATGTTTGTTGAAGTTGCATAACACCTTCCATACCACGTTGTATTGGTGCATTGTCTCCAAGATATCTTCTTAAGTTTTCTACTACTTGTTTATATCTTTCTGACGCTAAAACTTCTTGGAAATTCTTATTTGGTTCCTCACCAGTAGTAGGTAATGGAACTTTTTTCATTGGGGTATCACCTTGAGATAATTTATCCTGAACACCTTGATCGGGTCTATCGGGTGTATCAAAATCCATTGCCATTTCTTTAATATTGTTTTCTATTAAAGATAACAAATTTTTCTTACTTATTTGCATTCTTCTTCTCTTTTAAAGCCTTTGGTTTAGATTTTTCACCCGGTTTTGGAGACCAAGGAGTTTTTGGTTTTGTTCCTGGGTCAACCTTAGGTTTTGTTGGAGCTGGTTTTGTTGTTGGTGATGATTCCTTTACTTCCGTATTTGAAATCGCGTCATAACTCATAAACTCAGGAACCCCATTGTGTCCTTTTTTTACATTTGGACCAACCTCAACTTCGTTTAGTTTTGTTTTAATTAATTCCATAATTTCACTTTTTGAAGTCATGGAATGAAAATTATCTTCAGCAATTGTTTCTAACCAATTTTTAACTTCTACATTTTCTTTTTTAACAACACCACTTTTCTTTTTCTTTTTTAATTCTTTATCAAAAAATTTAATCACACCTTCTTCACCACCTAAATCTTTAAGTGCCTTATCGTATATTGTTTCTTTTTTCTTTTTTTTTGATAAACCCGCAGATGGTTTTTCTTCACTATAAACCTGAAAAGGTAATTTTTTCTTTCTTAACTCATCTTGTGTCTTTACATCCGTTGAAGCAACATTGGTTATCGATTCACCAATAATTCTTGATGATAAATCCGATAGTTGTTTATCTGTAAATTTTACCAAAGTCTTTTCAGAAAAACCTTCTTTTATTAGTTTCTCTACAATTTCATTTCTTTTCATGATTCTTTGAATTTTATTTCTTCTTTTAATAAGTGATAGTTTCTTTGTTTTAATTTTTTAGTTACTGATTCAACAGACTCACCAAATCTAAATGATAGTCTATCAAACTCACTATCAAAATCAAATTTTTCCCACGCCAATGCAATTACATTGTCTACAGCATCAATAACTCCGAAATAATCGGAGTTTTGAATTAATTCTAAATCTAAATCTGTATTTTTAAGTAAACCAACTAAATCAACATATTGGATGTCAGGTGATTTACTTTGTTGTGTGGATGATGCGGGTATAACAAACCAATCCTCTATGTCAAGATCAGTTGATTTACTAAAGATAAATTCGTACTGTTTTTGACCTTTATAATCGGAACCAATTTCATTAACATAGATTAAAACCATTATTGATTAAAATATTTACTTAAGGTTTCACCAACCGCCTGGCTTATACTATTTTTTATTTCATCTAAATCGATTTCTTTCTCTTCGTCCATATGAGATGTCTCGTCGATATCTGCGTATTTTTTTAACTCATCCTCACCCATTTCATCAACCATATCAACCGGAGTATCAACAAAAGATTCTAAAGCCGCCATGGCATCCATTTCACCTAAATCTTCCTCTGGTGCAGGTTCTTCTGCAGGGACCTCTTCGTCACCCATTGATGGTTCTTCAGCGGGAACTTCTTCTTCCCCACCCATTTCGTCTTCTTCTCTTTCGAACTTCTTACCTATTTCTTCGATATCTTCATCTTCTAATTTATCCAAATCCACCGCGGATATAACCATGTTCAAAACGTACTTAATATCGTCACTTTCCATTCTATCTTTTTGATCTCTTAGTTCTTGACCTAACTTACCAGCGAATTTTTGAACTTCAGCCATGTAGTCAGAACGTTTAGACTCACCACCTTCTTCACCCTCAGGTCCCATAGATGGTTCTTCCATTGATCCCATTTCAGATGACCCCATATCAGGTGCAGGTGAATCTGCAGAAGGTTCTGTAGCCATAGGAGGTAACTCACTAGATGCATCCGAAGGTGCAGCAGGAGGTAAGTCCATTGATGGTTCAGCCATAGGGGCCTCTTCTTGAGAAGGTTTTGTTTTCAAAACATATTTTGTTGCTTCTTGTAAATCTTCTTGTCCCTTTAAAAGTTCTAATCTTTTAAGTGCTTCTGCGTATGATGAAAACTTGTTTTTGTTCTTCATAAACATACCACCTATGTAATCCAAAGATTGTTCGTTTAAACCTCTTTTTACATAGTACCCGTCCTTTTCTCTGACAATACCATATACACCACCAGTTTTGGTTTCTGACACCAATTCAGGTGAAGTTTTTGTGGTTTTATTATTCGAGTTTTTGTAGTACGCTAATTCGAGGATTCTTTTTAATTTATCATCACCCGATAACTTTTCACTACCTATTGGTTTTAAATCTGCCATTTTTTAAAAATTAAGATTGACTTATTCTTATCCTATAAATACATAGATATATAGAAAAAAATAAGTCTCTTTATTGTGTTATGGACAATTTTTTGTCCGTTATTTGATTTTTTAAATCTAATAGTTTCTTTATGTATCCGTTTCTTCTTAATAATTTGAAGGTTAAATTCTCATAAGAATACTCCCCACCTGAATCTAAACCACTTTGTCTGAATTTTTTAATCCTCTTTCTTAAATCCTCAATTTTTAATAAAACATTTTCTTTTTCATCTGAATCAACAAGATTATCTATTTTTTTAGCAAATTCCTCACCCTTATCTAAAATCTTTCTATCATCAATATTAGGTGTTTCTTTCTTGGGTTGAATAATCCATTCATCGTTTAACACAGAATAAACCCCTGAGGAAATGTGTGGTTCATTGATATCTTGAACATAAAGTTCAACATCAAACCCTTTAATTTTAATATTATGTTTTTCATTCCATACATTTTTTTTCGCATCAAAAAACTCCTTCATTATTGTATGTAATGCAACTGAATCTTTTTTATTATCTTTATCTAATTCATCGAAATCGATTAAAATATGTAAATCAACATCAGAATATTCAGACCAATTGTAATTTGCTAATGATCCAGTGAGGACTATATCGTGTATAAAAAACTCAACACCTAAGGATTCAATAAAGTCATCAGATATTTGTAATAACCTTTTTCTGAGATCTTCCCTCATTTTTAAGGTTGGTCTATGAAAAATCAATGAACACAGTGTATCCTTTGTTTTAAAAGATTTTACTATCTTTTCATCTCCTTCCCTATCTTCAATCAATTCTTCAAATAAACTCATCCTACTTTGGTATATTTATAACTTCTTGAGATATTCTCATTAAAGTATTTTCCTTGGGATTTAGCCATTCTGAATTTTGTGAACATTTCCCATGGAACATTATTATACTCATAAATAGCACCACTATTAAAAGTCACCGATAAATCCTTTGATTCGGTGTTGTAAGATGCTGATTTCAGGTTTGAGGATTCAATAATTACCTCAATCATTTGACCCTCGATTTTTTCTGATAAAATTGCCATAATCTTTTTTATGAATAATATAACATATAAATATCAAATAAAAAACCCCACATAAGTGGGGTTTAGTTTTAATTTAGAGAAATTAACCTCTCCAAATTTTTTTTCTTGTCTTTTGGTAATATCAGTTCTAATATTCCATTCTCAACCTTACCTACGATATCTTTTTCTTTAACATCATCTGGTAATATGTAAGATTTCCTAAAACCACTTACAAATCGTGTTTTGTCTGTTTTCTCCTCTGTTTCAAAAGAAATAGTTAAAACACTATCCTTTGTGGTAATTTTTATGTCTTCTTTTGTGAGACCTGGAACACTCATCAATATTTTGTAATCGCTTTCAGTCTTACTAATATTGATTTGTGGTACTGAAGTACCAACATAAGATGGTTCGAAAACTTTATCGAACACATCAAAAAACGGATCTTTAAATAATGTTATCATATGTTTTTAATTTTGTAAATCCATAAACAATTTTTTTACCAAATGTCTAAAACTGACATTTAGACATTCGTTAGACATTTTTTTAGACATTTTGTCTTAATTTGTTTTTTTAATGTTTTAATATTATATTTGTAATAACAAAACAATTTTTAAAAATATGCCAGTGGATTTCTTTGAAGACGGACAAACAACAAACCCAAAACGTATACGTAAGGGTTCAGAAACACCAATACTTGATAACTTTAGTAGGGACTTAACAAAACTTGCTGAAGAGGGTAAAATTGACCCTGTTATTGGTAGGGATAAAGAAGTGAAAAGAATCGCACAAATTTTATCA